GCTCATCAACAGGTGAAATGGCGATCTATGTTTCGAATGGATCGTTTTCGCCAAATACAATCATTTTCAACACTGGTAATACGATATCAGCGAACCTGTTCTCTTATACCGACACAACAGCGACCGCCAACATTATTGGCGAGTCTCTGGCATTCCAAGGCGATATCGAACAGATTCACGGAACCTTCTCCACCAAAGAGAAAATTTCGTTGAATTCAAACACAACTGCAACACTCAACTACATTGCTGTTAGAGATTCTATCGGAACGTTCTATGCTCAGGATCGTATCGGACCTTGGACTTCGAATACAATCGTTACCGGTCAGTTCTCGAATGCCTCGGCCAAACTCACTAACATCATGATGACTGTTGGTGTTGTTTCAGTATCAAATAATAGCTTCGTTATCGACACAAGAGCGCCGGTTAAAACTACCTTGTCAGGAACCACCGCAAGACTCCAAAGAATTTCAACCGGAAGTTCTGCGAATGTGAGTTTCGGCAATAACTTGAACCATAGAGAGATTGTAAATCTCAATACGGATTTCATCAATGATTATGCCAATGTTGAGTTGGGTGCGACGGCATACGGATTTCCGAAAGACCCTTCCGCCAATGTTTCTTCATATCTTGAAGACGCTCTGACATACACTGATTTGAATATCGGTCATATCACTTCACTGTCTTTTACTGCGCCGGGTCAGAACTACGACGTAGCACCTTTCGTTCGTGTTTTAGAACCGATGATATTCTCCAGCAAAATTCCTGCTTTGGGTGATTTGAAATTCTCGAATGCCTCGGCCAGTTTCATGTTGAATGAAGTCGTCTCACAAGCATCGAGCAATGCCAAGGGTATTGTTGTCGGCATCAAAAACAACACACTGACGATTGAAAAATTGTCTTACATCAATAAATTCGAAGCTAACTCATCCTTTATCGGTGAAAGTTCTGGTACTGTCGCGCATCTCGATGTTGTGTTCAATGCCACACAAACGAAATATGCGTCTGATGTGGGTGGAATGTATATGGGCATGAACGGCAGGATCGTTCCTGAAGTTGTCACGACTAATGGAAATATCACCGATGTCAAGGTCTCTGTTTCGGGTTGGGGATACGAGCAAAACGAACCAGTTACTTTAGTCAATCAAAATGGAAATGTTGTCGCTACCGGTCAGACATTGTTGCTGACACAAGGGACCGGCAGAGGATTCTATAGAACCAAGGATGGTTTCTTATCCGATATTAAAAAGCTTCATGACTCAGATTACAGACAAGTTTCTTCGTATGAAGTCCGATCACCAATTACTTTTGATCGTTATCAGGATATGCTCAAGGAAATTTTGCATGTGGCGGGCACAAAAGCATTTGGTGCTTTTTACTATCACAACATTTCCAATCTAAACATCGATGTAGAATCGAATGTCCGTAAGACTGTTTATGGCGCAAACACAATCGGCGCAATGAATAGTTTCGCCAATGTCTTCGGTGTCGGTGGTTTCACGATTGATCTGACTGCGAATGCCACGGGCTTTGCTAATGTTTCCGGTGTTGGTGGTTTCACGATTGACCTGATCGCCACCGCCAATGGTTCTGCGAATGTCTCGGCTATTTCCAATTACATATTTGGAGCGGTCGGTGAAATTGCTGGCAACACGTCCGTTGCTGCGATTGGTGAAGTTCCTCCGATTAGTGTCGTTGGTGGGGCTACTGGCAATGCCAGCGTTCAAGGCATCGGCGCTTCTACGGTAATGTTTGTTGGTTCTGCCTCTGGTAACTCGACTGTAAATATTATCTCGGAAGTTAATTCTGTCGGAACAGGTTTTGGTGGGTCGAATACAAACGGTATTTCTGGATAAAGGTTATTAAATGTCAAATACGAATCTCATTCCTTCAAGTTATCGCACATTCTTGGCAAAAGAACTTGTTGCCTCGATTGATGAAGAAGCCAACTCGGCTTACTACATTTTTCTTGGTAATCATGTTCCAGATACCAACACTGTTGTTACGCCAATAGATACGATTTTTGAAATTAACGATGCTTATCGCAACATGATTTCGGCCAAGAGAGTGTCGTCACAAGATGCGTCTCTGTTGATTCGATACATTCCGTATACTGCAAACACGGTATATGCGAAGTATGATGACGAGGGAGAACTCGAAACAAAGGATTATTATGCTGTCGTGAATGCCGGGGCTTATTCACATGTCTGGAAAGTTCTGGACAACGACAATGGAAACCCTTCGACGGTTGCTCCAGATTTTTCTCAGATCGATATCGAAGATACCAGTTACAGAACGTCTGATGGATATCTCTGGAAGTATATGTACAGCGTCGATGACTCGACCATTTCAAAATTCGGCACCGCCAACTTCTTTCCACTAAAAGCAAACACCGACGTCGAACAAAGTGCTGTGTCGGGTGCATTGAATGTCTTCAACATTGACGTGGCTGGATCGGGATATCGTAACTGGTTGTTGGGCACATTCACCGGTTCTGATGTCAGAGTCGGCGGCAATACGCTGCTCTATGCCTTGGGTGCGAACTCTTCATCCGTGAATGGCTTCTATACTGGTTGTAACTTGTACATTTCCAGCGGAACGGGTGCCGGACAATACAAGATGGTGAAAGATTACTTTTCGAATGCGAATGGTAACTTTGTCGTTCTGGATTCTGCTTTTGCCGTTCAACCACAGAATCTTTCCAGTTATCAAATCTATCCCGGCGTCACCATCAAAGGCACCGGACAGAGCGTCAATGCAGAGGCGAGGGCGCTTGTTAATGCCGTTTCAAACTCGATCTATCGAATCGACGTCTTGGCACCGGGTCAAGGATATAATTTTGCCACGGCTAATGTGATTGCAAATAGCATCTTGCAAGTCTCCCCGGCCTCGATCCGTCCAATTTTCTCGCCATATGATGGGCATGGTTCCGATGCAGCTTCCGAGTTGAAAGCAACTCATGTGTCATTTTCCGTGTTGTTTGCAAACACCGAACAAAATACCATTCCGGCAACCAACACCTTCAAACAAATTGGCGTCATTGCTGATCCGGTATTCTCCAATGTGATTGTGAATTTTACCGGAGCAACCTCGACATCGTTTGCATTGAATGAGGAAGTCAAACAATTCACATATCGTTTGGTTGATACGGATGTAAATCTCACGGCAACGTCAACAGAAGTGGTTGGTTCGAATCTATCTCATTTCGATACGACATTCGTGGCAGACGATTGGTTGTTTTTCAAATCCAACACGGATGCATCGATCACTTATCTTGCTCAGGTCAATGTTGTTGCCAATTCTTCATCCATGACAATCAAAACACCATCTCCGTTGACTTCGTCGGTGGAAGTCTTTTTGGCGAATATTACTCCATTCGAGTCAACCGTTTTGAGAACCGCAGAAGCCAATTCGGTAGTCCTCGGTGACCTGAAAGGCATTATCGGCACCGGAACGACTTTGGTCGGTCTTCAGAGTGGTGCCTTCGGCACAGTTGATACCATCCTGAGAAATGGCGTCTACAAAGGCTTTGGTACTTTCAATGCAATGAAAAAAATGATTGTTGGTTCTGTCAGCGGCACTTTCCAAGAAAACGAAATGATCTATCAAGGAACAAGTTTGGCGGAAGCGACTTCTTCTGCGCTGGTTCATTCAACCTCTCTAAATACTAACACAGGTCTACTTACAATATACTCTACTAATGTGGTTGGTAATTTCAGAGATTCGAATGTGATCAATGGTGCAAATTCTGATGCTGTCGGCACCTTGAGCAACATTTACGATCCTGAAATTACATTCGATAGTGGAAAGATATTGTATCTGGAGAATATCACTCCGGTCACACGAAATGAAAAAGAAACTGAGCAAATCAATTTGATTGTCAGTTTTTGAGGAAGAAAGAGTTAGATGCCAATTGAAACTGATCTGAATGTCGCTCCTTACTTCAACGATTATTCAGAGGAAAAGAATGATGTTCGAATTTTGTGGAAGCCAAATCTGGCTGTCCAAGTTCGCGAACTCAATCAGCTTCAAGACATTCTGCAAAAGCAGATTGAAAGATTTGGTGACTCGATCTATCAATCAGGCTCTATCGTTGAGGGTTGTAACTTCAGCTTCATGGATGTTTATCCATATGTGAAGATTCTGGACTCCGACGTCCTCGGGGAATCCACAACAGCCTCGGATTATCTTGGTTTGTTTGTCACCAATGCCAACGGCCTTCGTGGTTATGTGATCAACTACTCTGATGGTTTTGAATCCACCGCGCCGGACCTCAAGACAATCTATGTCAAGTACATCAATGCTGGTAATGACGGCAACACTCATGCCTTCGCTCCTGCCGATCAACTGATCGTTACCGACGCGAATGTTTCCATTTTCAGAGTCACCGCCAACAATGGTGGTGTTTCATTCGCCAACTCGGATGCCGTGATCTTCACCTCGGCGGTTGCGGTCAATGTCTCTTCCGGTTCATTCAATGTCTCGGATTATGTGACGCAGGGTGTTTCAAACCTTCAGATTACTTCGATTGACTCGAATACGCTGGCTTCCTCTGGCGAAATCATTCTCGGCCTGAAACCACGCGACGTCGATCTTGCCAATGGCGATGTCAATTCGTCTCGTTGGACGCTGATTTCAAATTCCTCGATCCAGACCACAACCAACTCGGCGGTTGGTACGGTCACCCAGATTTTCGGTGAAAGTGCCGGGGCCTCGCTCACGACTGACGGTTCTGGTCGTATCGTTGATGTCAAGATGACCAATCAGGGCGCGGGATATTCTGTCCTGCCTGTTGTTCGCGTTCGTTCCACAAACAACTCTGGCGGTCTCACAACTCTTGACCTCATTCCACAAAACTACAAGACCAAACTGAAAGTTGCCAACACGGTTGATTCGGTCGGTAATGGTTATGGTTTCGCCATTTCCAATGGTATCATCTACCAGAAGGGCATGTTCCTTCGGGTCGGTGAGCAAAGCATCATCGTTTCAAAATACGATCAAATGCCCTCGAATGTAGCGGTTGGTTTCAATTCTATCGAGACCATCGTGGATGCGAATGTCGATTCCACACTCTATGACAACGCGGCTGGCTTTCCAAACTATCAGGCTCCGGGTGCTGATCGTCTCAGAGTCAATCCAATTCTTGTTTTGGCAAACACGGAAGAAATTGATTCCTCATTCCTGAAGATTTGTGTTTGGTCGGAAGGCGTCCCTTATCAGCAAAATCCAACTTCGGTTTACTCTGAAATTGGTGATGAGATGGCGAGAAGAACAGCGGAAGTTTCCGGTAACTTCTCGATTGATCGTTTCCAAGTCACGACAAGATCATCGGCTAACAATGCCTTGGAAGGCAATACGGTTTCAGTTATCGTTGATCCCGGCAAGGCTTACATTGACGGTTATCGGGTTGAGACAACTCGCAACTTCGCAATGGACATCAAGAAAGCAACCGATTCATTCTTTTCCAATAACTATTCAATCTCCTTGAATTATGGAAACTGGATTCGCGTCAAGAATTTCGGCGGATCGTATCAGTTCTCAACTGGTGATATTGTTTATTTTTATCCAGTAGCATCGAACTTTATTTTTAATGGTTACACTTCACCTATAAGTGTGACTACTCCGATAGGTGTTGCCAATATTCGTTCTGTTGTCTGGGAGTCTGGCACACCGGGAACTCCAGAAGCTGTTTATCGTTTGTATTTGTTCAATATACAGATGTATACTGGCAACAACTTTGAAAATGTTCGTGCGATTGCTTGGTATGATCATATCGCAACAACCAAAGGTATTGGTGACGTTGTTACCGAATTGTCTCCGACAACCGGCCAGCAAATTGCGAAACTCGGAAACACCGAATTTGATTCTCTGATCTTCCGTTCTGGTGTTGATTCGCTCAAGAATGCGGCGAATGTCAATTTCATCTATCGCACTCAACAAACTGCGGCGCTGACAAATACCGGAATCATTTCATATTCGGTTTCAAGCGATCCTTATGCATCGTATCTGCCCAGACCAAACAATGCGATGACTTCAGCCGACTTGAAGAATTTGATTGTCATTCCAAGCCAAAGCTTGGCGGCTCAGACTGCCGTGACCGGAACATTGAGTGTTTCCGCCACAAGTCCGAATGTGACTGGTACTTCCACGACTTTTGCTACTGATTTTGTTGCTGGTGATTATATCAACTTGTTTGCGAATGCCTCGACACAAGTCATCAGACGAGTGCAAAATGTTGTCAACAATACTGTCATGATCTTGGGTTCGAATTGTTCGTATTCTTCATCGTCAGTTTCAGGTTACCGTGCTTTCCCGACTTATGTTCCGATTCCTTTTGGTACTCGTTCTGGTTTGACAGGTAATGTCTCGACCAATGGTTCGGTGATGACCCTGAATTTCGGAACCAATCTGCAAATCACTGGTGGTTCATCCAACTTAACGATTGCTGTTGACGTTGCTCAGATCGAAGCCCCTGCCGGAACCAAGCAAGCGGTTCGCGATCAATTTGTGAAAATCAGTGCAGCGAACAATGCGGATGGAAGACTTGGTCCATGGTGTTTGGGAGTGCCGGATGCCTTCCGCCTCAAGAAAGTCTATTCATTCTCCAATTCTTCGGTCAATACATCCTCAACCGATGTGACGAATTACTTCTACATCGATTCGAATCAGTCTGAAGACTTCCTCGATCTTAGTTATTTGTATGTTCAACCGACATCCGGTTATTCTGTCGGTGCCTCGGATTGGTTGCTTGTGCAGTTTGATTATTTCTCAACACCAACCAAGGGTTTCTACAACTCGACAAGTTATCTGTCTGCGAACCTGACAACAATCACCACAACCGATTCTCTGCCTCTGGCAAATCTTGGTTCTTCGGTCAACTCATTCGAAGTGCCGGAAGTCTATACCGCCAAGGGTGAATATTATGATTTGCTGAATTGTATCGATTTCAGACCGATTGCTGCAAACACCGTGGCACCATCATCGAGTGCTTCGGGTGCTCCGGTCAATCCGACTTATTCTTTGTCATTTGGTGATACTTCAAATCCAGCGAACGTCATCAAATTTCCAACCCCTGACTCATTCTTCACTTCGAACATTGAGTTTTATGGGACGAGAATTGATTCGGTGTTTGTCGCGAAAGACGGAAACATCTTTACCATTTCTGGCAACCCGGCAAAGACTGGTGCGGAACTAACAACACCAAACCAGCCAAGCGGAACGATGAAACTCAACGATTTGTTGATTCCATCATATCCAAATCTTCCGATGAGTATGTCTGCTCAGATGAAGGAAATTCTTGTCAAGCGAATTGCCAATGAGCGAAACAACCAGACCAGAAACAATGCCAAGCTAATCACAACTCAACTTCCATCAAATGTGATTGAGTCTCAGCAACCAACGGCTTACACCCAAGCCGATATTGGAAATCTGGATCGCCGTCTGAAAGCGGTTGAGTATTATATCGGCTTGTCCGCTTTGGAAACCGATATGGTCAACAAGGTCGTTCTGTCATCTGACGGACAAACAACTCGCTTCAAGTTTGGTTTGTTTGTTGATTCCTTTGATACTGCCATTTCTCAGGATAAGACAAACCCGGCTTATGCGGCGTCTATTGTCAATACGATGATGGCACCTCCATACTTCCAGTGGGGAGTTGATTATGCGGATTCTGCCATTCTGTCGCAACCATACATCGATTATAAATTGATCGATCAGAACAATGCGACGTATCCAGAACCACCGCCACCAGTTATCGTTCCGCCACCTGTGATTGTGGAACCGCCGCCACCGCCACCGACAACAACAAATACGGTGATCGTGACACCGCCAGTTATTACTACTCCGGTCGTCGTTGTTCCGCCGCCACCAATCGTTGTGCCACCGCCAGCGCCAACCATTTATAGCGGCTCTCTGGTTTCATATCGTATCGGTCCAGCGGGAGAATTCCCAAATCGTTATATCACTCCGTATGGCATGGCTGCGGGTGACTCTGGAAATCCAGCGACACAAATCATTCTTGATACGTACACCAGCACGGGTGTTGATGCCGGATGGGCTTCACCAGAAACCGGAATGAGCGGAGGAAACACCAATCAAGAAAATCTGTTCAACATTCCTTGCTATTGGGTTGTGACCGGATTGAAGCCAAACACAACACACCGGTTCTATATCAATGGCGTCGACGCCACCGATCAGGCTTACTCGGCAGCGAGTTATCATCAAGGCATCGCTGGAGTTTCTATCGGTTCCAATGTCCTGACGACGGATGCTTCCGGTCACTTGGCCTTCATCTTCATGCTCTCGGATTATATTTCGGGTCAGTTCAATGTCGGTTCCCAATTGCCTTGGAGTGTCAGATCGCCAGTTTCACAATCACTATCTAATCTAGCAGGCGCTTACAACACAACAAACAAAACGCCATTTGGATTTGGTGCTTTTAGCACGGCACCTCTAACGACTCATATGGGAAATGTGTTGTGTCAGTTTGTTGCGACCAATTCGTCGGCCCAAACAACTCTGGAATTGGTTTCGATCAGTAGACCAAGCCCATCACTTAGTTGGTAAGAAAGAAGATTAATGTTTAATTGTGCTCAACTGTTCTATGTGTCAAAAGCCTCGCTGAATAATTCGGCGGAAGCGGATGTCACCGCGATCAATCTCTTCTTCAAGAAGAAACCTCTGGCAACAAACAATCGTTCGGGTATCTTAAATCCCGGAACAACGATTTACATTGTTCCAACGGTCGGCACAAAATCGGTTCCTGATATTACAAACATCAATGTCAGACCATTCGTGAGAGTGGAATGGGCGGATGTGAAGGTATCGGACGATGCTTCCCTTCCGACAACCTATCGTTTTTCCAGACCCCTAGCCATTCAGACCAATGCAAACTATGCCTTGGTTATCAAGTTTGATGGTGACGAGGAATTCGAACTTCATAAATCCACGTCCGGCGAATTGGCCTTCGGTAGCGATCTGAAGATTTCCACAATCTCAACCGATCCGAATATCTCAAATTATTTCTCGTATATCTCACCGCCAACATCTCTTACTTCGAATACCTCTTCCAACAATTCCATGATCAACTCTGGAACGGCTACAGGTATCGAACAAACTGCCAATGCGACTTACTTGGAACAGTTCTGGTCATCCTCTTCGATGACGGTTCTCACCATGGAAATTTTCGTGGCGAGATATTCTGTCTCTGGCGATTTCGATCTGGGAACATATGCCAACACCATTTACAATGGCGGTTCGGTTGCGAATGTCATCAATGGAAACATTGTGATTAACATTCCACAACACCGCTATGAATATGTTGCCTTTGACGATCCAACCTCCAAGGCAAACACCATCGGTAAGAATGAGTTGTGTTTCCAGTGGGGACCGCTTTACCCCAACAACAAAAATCCCGCCGCGATTTCTATCAATCAGGGATCGAATACAATTCTTGCGGTTTCAAATACCTTGAATTGGTCTTCGTTGTTCAATCTGAATGACTCGACGCCAGAATATATCGTGGTCGGTGGTTGGCAGCAAGATTCCAATACGGAAGGTTATGTCATCCGCAGAGTGACGAACGTCATTTCAAATTCCGTTCTTCAGGTCTCACAGGATTTTCCATTCACCAATACCTCGACCACATTCATGCGGGCTCCGGTTGCGGTCTATGATCAAATGTTCACGGCTCGTATTGATGGATTAAAAACAAGAGTTGCCGTTCTGAAAGATTCGACGGCCAATTCTTCCGCCAGATTTGTCAATAACTCGATCTTGTCGATTGCTGTTACCAATGGTGGAACGGGATATTCAAATAACGATTATGTTACTTTCACCGGATATGAAAATGTTGCCGGAAAGGTTCTGGGCGGATATTCAGCGATTGCCAATCTGACAACAAATGCCACCGGAGGAATCACTTCGGTCTATATGGCAAATGCTGGTGCGGGTTTCGTCAATGCCTCGGCCATTGTCACGTCAATTTCAAATTCCTCGGCTCAACCCTCAACTGGAAGTGGCGCGACATTTTCACCAACAATCGGTTCGGTAATCAGATCAGAACAGTATGGTGCCAATAACGGCGTCGGTGGTTACTTCTCAAATTGTCAATTGATCAATCTGGAAGTGGGTGATTTGCTGCCACAACTTGGCGTCAACAATCCAGTGGGTACGGCCTTCGGTACTAAACAGCGATTGCCATATTATGTGGTTTCCGATGCCGCGACTTCTCTGGGCAAGACCTATTACTGTGATGCGGATGATGCATGGGATTCTTACAATATCAAGAGTGGTGTAACACGACGCTCATATCTCAACAGCAAGAGCCGTGTATTGCCGTCATGGTCCATGGAGCTAGTGACACCTTATGCCAACGGAACGATATCAGGCGGGCTCGGAGGCTCGACGAATGGTAGTTCCATGGGCTTGTATTCCAATGCCTCGGTGCTGACATTCCTGACATCTTCGAATAATGATTTCACCGCCACTAAGGTCGTGGGTTACGATTCCAAGGTCACCTTTACTCATTACATTCTGAATAATGATTATTCCTATGAAAACACCAACTACGGCAATGCATGGGCCAAGGGCATTGAAGTCAAATTCTCGCTGGCAAATAACAGTTATGCAGAAGATTTGCTGGTCTATGCCACGGCTTACCGTCCACCGGGAGCAAATATCGTGGCTTTTGCTCGTTTGTATAATACCAACGATTCGGATGCATTTGACGACAAGGAATGGACAATGCTCCAGCTTCGTTCGGGAGCAAATACCTATTCCAGCCCGGTTGATCTGGGTGATACCTATCAGATGACATGGGGATTGCAACCAGCGCCAAATTCTGCCTTTACTCTGGCGGGTTCTGTCTCAACAACACTATCATCAGCGACCGTGGCAGGCTCAGGAACGACATTCCAAGCCAACCTTGCCGTGGGTGATATGGTGAAAATCTATTCGCCGCTGTTCCCGACAAATTATATGATTGCGACGATCAACTCGATTACCTCGAATACGTCTCTGACATTAAACAAACCAGTTTCAAATAACGGCATTGTCGGCACCATGACACTCGATAAGATCGCTTATCCTCATCAGGTTTACAACAACGGCCTGAATTCGAATGTCGCTCAGTATTACAATCTCTCTGGAGTTGAGTTTAATACCTTCAATGTCATTCAACTGAAATTCGTTCTGTTGTCTGGCAATACAGTGATTGTTCCAATGATCGATGACATTCAAGCCTTGGCGGTCTCGGCCTAATGTTAGGGTTTGTAGATTTTCTTCATGAGAATGATTCTCCCTTTTCCAAGGAAAATCATCCGCATCATGATCTATGGAAACATGCAGTTCCGGCAATACAGAATATCAATAACGGAAAGGTAATTGCTGGAAAGCGGGGAAACACTCATGAGGATTTGTTGAGAAAGATTCATTCAGATATCGACAAGGCTTTGGACACTCACGACACCGGTTACTATCATACCAAGACGAAAAAGTTTCATCCAAAGACGGAGAATGATATGGATTCAACTGATCTGATGACAAATATTCAGAGAACAAAATATATGATGGGAAGAAATTAAATTGTTTTGGGTGTTTTTCATTACTCCACCGGCATTGAGCACCATGACGTTCTGGTTACTATTGCTTGCCTACTATCTGATTCCTCCGCTCTTTAGCTTGTGGTATGCCCCGGAGGTTTTTGAATGTCATGGATCAAAGGCATTGTTTGTCATTCTCTGGTTTCTGGCATGGCCTGCAATGATTTTTTACTTGAAGAGATGGTGAGTCGTGAAGTCGTTTTCCGAGTTTCATAACAGCAGAAACAATAGATTTGCTTGGGGTGACGATGACCTTGAGCATCACGACTCTGTTATCAAAGAAGATTTGTTAGTTGAGAAGGTCGAAAAAAAAATTCCGCCAGAAATCAATCAATTCTCTCAACATAAGCTGGATAGAAAGCATGTCACGGCTCTCAAGTCATACAAAGATAAATCAGATATCAACGAACCTCTGAGAAAGAACAAAGGTTTGTATTCGGATGAACATCAGCATGTCAAATACATGGATCATGTCACTTCATTCAAGTTGAAAGAACCTTTGACAGTCTATCGTGGTGCTTATGGACATCATTCCGCAAGTGCAAAAAAATTCAAACAGAAAGGCCATGAATTTACCGATCACGGTTTTACCTCAACTTCATTGAAGAAAGAAGTAGCTCGTACTTTTTCTTCAAGGGGAAAGAAATCACATATCTTCGCAATTCATTTGAAACCGGGTGATAAGGGATATCATCTGGACCGACATAAAAATTACCATGAGAAAGAACATGAAGTCCTCTTGCATAGAGGAACGAGATTCAAGGTAACTCATCATTCTGAGGATGATAAAAACCACATTACCCATTTGTCGGTTGTTTCTCAGGAAGCTAGGCCATTGAAACAAAGAAATAGTTGGTGGTGACATGAAATCGTTTTCTCAATTCAACAAGAGCAATAAATTTTGTTGGGGTGACGGTGATATCGAGCATCATTCCTCGAACCTGAAAGAGGAAGCGCCGCAGAATTTCAATCTTCATATTCATGACGATCATGATCCGGCTGTCTCTCAATTCAAGAAACATGGCGAATCACTTTCCAAAGAAACTCTCGGCCATGTCAGAAAGTACAAGATCAATTCCGATGTTGTGAACAAAGCCCTTCGCAACGATAGAGTTTTGTCAAAAATCCATCATGTCGGCTCGTTGGCTTCAAAACCCATGGTGGATCATCTCGACAAGGCAACTGATAACAAACTGACTCATCCCCTGACGGTTTATCGTGGAGGACAAGGAAAGAATGGCCCCGGATCGAAAACCATGAAAAAGGTCGGTCATGAATTCACCGATCATGGCTTTACTTCGACAACCTTGGATCATACGGTAGCTCATGATTTTTCAGGAACCAAACACATTTTCGCAATCCATCTGAAACCGGGTGACAAGGCTCATCATGTCGATATGCATGAGAATTCCAACAATCATGAACACGAAGTCCTCTTGCACAGAGGAACACGATTCCGAGTTACCGGCCACACCAAACATAATGACGGTACATCTCATGTCACTCACTTGGAAGTGGTGCATCAACAACCTCGTGAAGTGAAGACCAAATGAAGAATAATTTCCAGAAAACCAATATTGATGGATTCGTCAAAGACATGAAAACGAATGCCATTCTAAATACTGAGACTGGTGAATTTCATGCAATCCGTCTACAGCGCCAGAAGAAACAAGAACAAGAACAAATCAAATTAAGGCTCTCTGGTCTGGAACAGGATGTTGCAGATATCAAGGAAAGCCTCGGAAAGATTTTAGAGGCTTTGACTAAGTGACAACTTCATTACCTGAAATCAATACCGCACCGGCTCAAGATACCTTTCAAGTCTTGGTTGACAAGACCAATGCCATTATTGAGGAAATGGCAAACAGCGTCGTCACTGCCGATCAATCATCAAATGGTTCGGTGACGAGCGGTAATGTTTTCGTTCAAGGTATTGTCGGTGCCAACACAATCAGAGTATCTGATGGTTTAGGTGGCGGCAATGTTCAAAGCCTTGGCGATCTGAGCATCACCACAAATGTTGTGATGGCAAATTCGACCAAACTGGTTTTGGGTCCATTCTCTTTTGATGGTAATTCAAACATTCTGTCGGTCGGATCGAATCTCGTTTTCTCCACCAATACAATCTCTGTTGGACAGGGCACAACAAATCTGGTAGTGAATAACTCGACAATTTCACTGTCAAACAATCTGATCCTGACAAAGAATTCGTTGACGATCATTGCCAACTCGACCGTGAATGCCACGGCCAACGGCACGGATTTACAAATCCAGAATGGCACTTTCGTCAATGTGAATGCCAATAGCGTCACATCCAACAACGGAAGCATTGTTACCTTCGGCGCGAATAACTTAAATGCCAATTCCGGTAATTTCGTTTCATCGAATGTCAATGCCCTGACTGTCAACACCATGACCGGCAAGACTTTGGCCTTTGTCAACGTCTCGGCCAATGTGGTTTCAGCCAACTACTTCTCTGGTAATGGTTTGCTGTTCAACGTCCTGACCGTGAACACCATGTCAACCAATACAATCACGGCAAACTATACGATTGGTGCAAACAATATTCAATCTTCGTATGGCGCGATTACCAATTTCACGTCGTATTCAGCGAATATCTCGTTTGCCACCATTGCCAACTTGAATGTTCCGAGCATGGGCGCGGGCAATGTTTCCATTACTGGCACATTGACCGGAAACGGAGCAAGCTTAACTGGCGTTCTCAAGACCGTAAACAATCTGTCGGATATCACCAATTCGGTCACGGCTCGACAAAATCTTGGTTTAGGATCGATGGCAGTTCAATCCGCGTCATCGTATCAACCCGCCATTGGATATACTCCGGTCAACAAGGCTGGTGATACAATCACTGGTGCCTTGACCGTAAATGGACAACTCACGACTCCAACCGATCCATATTTTATTTCGGGTCAAATTTGGGTGTATGGATACGGCGGAAACAATGGACGAGGAATTATCCGATTTGGTTCTTCCGGCTCTTATTATCTGTATTGGGATGGATCGACCTACAATTTCAGCGGCGCTCATGTCAACAGTGCTGCCGGAAGATTGTGGGGAACAGGCGATTTCGATTATCCAATCACAGCAATGAGATTAGCTTATGCTGGCGATGTGAGCATCGGTGCCGGTTCTGAAACTCGCGACTATTGGGGCGGAACGGTCGTTACAGGTTATTACTATTCGTACATTACGGTTGTGACCGGCGTTGCTGGCGGTACGTCTTCCGTTAGTTCTTACAACACGGCCTCGGCGGTTGCAGATGTTCTTCTTCAAGGTGGTGGTGCTTATTCTTCATACAGCCTTTCGAAGACATTTGGCACATTCGTTACTGGTGTTGGAATTTCCAGTTCGGGAGCTTATGCATCCTCAACGGCCAATGTTCCTTATCCGGCTATTGAGAGACGTCGTTACTTGCAAGCTTATCGAAACAATGTTGGTTGGTATACAGTAGGATACTCATGATGCAAATTAGAAATCACGGTGAATGGACTCCCTATAAGCCAAAACCTTTTCCAAAGGAAGCACCACCGAATGCTTTGTTCTGTTCAAACCAAAGCGGAGTGGATTGGTATGATTATTCCAGAATAACATTCATTGATCCTAACTCGATCAAAATGACTGTCATGATGGATAGTGGCGTAAACGGAATCGTTATGGCCGCAAACAAGGATGTTTCGTTCTTGTTTCCACAGAACCTTACGGTCATTGAAGTGTTTGGAGTGCAGAGCACCGATCCACAGAAAGATTTTGGTCGGAAGATTTATCACTCGGCTAACGGGACATTCTCGGATGATCCAGCCCCGCCGCTGCCATTGCCGCAGAATAAACCAACCGCGCCTGAAATAATCACATTCACACCGCCACCAATCGAGCCTCAAAGAATTGTGGTTATGAATTTGGATGGCAGTAGCAATGTGACGGCTGCGAAGTTCTAAGAATCCAACCAAAGAGAAAATGTCGTAAAGAACACAAACAGGATGGCAAACGTCAATGCCGACTTGATTGCGATTGGATCGAACGGAACCCACACCAGCCAGATTACCGATGTAAGTGCCGCGAACAAGGAAATGAGTATCAGTGATCGCGATACATTAAGAATGATCTTGTAAATCTTCTGTGCTTTTTCGAGTGTCATTTTTGAAGTTATCCCATAGTAACGATAAGAAGCCAAACAATACGATTAGAATCATACTGGAGAAGAACACCTTTGCTGCCGTTATCAGATTTGGTGTTTCAACGGTCACCCAAACCATACTACCAGCCATGGTGATGGTGAAGAATATAATCAGTGAATTAAAGATGTTCTGGACTATCTTGTTCATTGTATTTCTTTTTCCTGCAATAGATCACTCGATTATGTAACGACATGGCATAGTATGGAACAGAACAATCGCATTCCGGCCAATTACAATCCATCATGTCGGCTCGACAAACTTTCGAATTGGATGAGCAGCGCCACAAGAAATTGCCATTCTCATCCTTGCAAACACAAGACTGATTGGTCAGCGGATTATAGGGCATTGTTCAACCAATTCTCGTACACTTCTTGATTGAAGATTTGCCAACCATAAGAACTATCGCTTTGCCAGATCATAAGATTGAAGACAATTCCATTTCGCGGCGAATAAATCGCCGTTCGTTTGGGTGGCGGCGGTTTATTTTCCATTTCAAACTCGATGCCGTACATACAACTAATCATCATACGGTTTCGCCAGAATCATTTTCTTTTTCAACTGAAATGGCACAGCTATCAATGTATTTCTGAATACTCTGAGCTATCTCTCTACCAGACATTTGAGACATATCTTTCAACATATCTTCAGGAGTATGATTGCGACCTTCCGTTCCATACAGAATATAAACTAATGTCTTGAGCATAGTATAAGCGGTTTTGGCATCGCGTTCACAAATCTCAACCTTCCATGCTTCATCAGCAATTCCAGCTTTCCATTTTACGATATTCATGAAGATTTTCTATTCTGGAATTGCGACAACAAATCTTTGTTCATGTGCATTTCCTTTCGAGACCTTTCCATCAGTGCCGTGAGTTTGGAATCGGCATCTTCGATGGAAGTCGAACTCAACAACACACTCTGAGCAAGAATAGAAACCGTCGCTATGACAACATCAGTGAGATTGTGTCCGATAGCAGCCTCCATCAGAGCAACAGTAGCAGGGTGTTGCAGAGCGTCTTCTACATCGTCTTGAATACCATCAGCGGACATTTGCATTTTCCTTGAGTTGTTCTCTGTAGTTTTCGATTAGCTTTAACATATTGTCTTTGCCGACCGGATTCATTGAATGAACAGTAACATCCAGTCTGTTAAAGAATTTTCTACCGGTACTGGAACAATCACCAGTTTGAGCGGTAGACGGCCAAACATTCATATCATATTCGATTATTCTCTTGACGAAATCATAACCGGTTGGTTGTCCATCACCAAGATCGTGATCGAGTGACATTTCCCAATGTACATTAAACCAGTCATGAGATAGAATCATTTGATAAGCGTCTTCGGCACTTCGACAAACGAAAATCATATCGTACAAAGCATAATGTTTGTAGCTGTCTGGAACACGAATGTCATCGAGATACAGGAAATATCTTTTCACGACAATTTCCTATCAAGTTGAGAACAATTGCCCTCATTCAACATGATTTCTTTCTTGGCGAGTTCACAAATCTGTTCGATCTTTTCGACCGCCACATGAACATCCTTGCCAGATTTGAGATAGACACTCTGGCACAGAACAGACATTGATGCAGCAATAACATCAAGAAGCGGATGGCCTTGAGCAGCATCCATCATTGCAGAAGTGAGAGGATCGTCCTCGGCATATTCTCTATCGTTGAGCATTTGCTTTCCTTTTCAATTCCTCAAACCGACGTCTATCATCTTCCGAGATAGGTCGCGATGATAAGCGCTGAATTCTCGCGGATATCCGTTTGAAAAACTCTGCTAGTTCTTTCTTGGTCATTCGACTCTGTGAATGTTCTTGCAGCGCCAGTTATAGGATGCAGCGCCTTCACCTTCCGGTAACACCTCGATGATTTCGTGAGCCGCCTTGACACAAGTATTCTGTGACTCGAATCTCTCGATAATCACGGAATTTGTGCCAGCGATCACGAAATGAAAAACCAGTAACCAACTCATTTTGTCTGTTCCTTGAGCAAGCATTTATCGAATGGCAGGAAGTAGAAATCGTTTCCCATCTTCTCATGACATTCACATTCGTATTTCGAATCCTTGTCATACTTCTTATTGCAGACAGGTTTTTCTTGAGTCATGTTCACTTCCGAATCAATCGTCATTCTTCTTCAAACCTTCGATTTGATCGCTGATGATTGATAAACATAAGATCATTCCAAGAGCACAAAAGAAACCGTATACTCCCCAATTGGAACCACCCATTCCCAAGAAAAAGGCTCCGATGATCCATCTAATCAACATGCTAATATTTGTCATGTACCTACTCGTTCATCAGTAGAGTTGGTCGGTTCTTCTCCGGTAACGGTGCATCTTGTCATTTCATTTCTCCATCTTCTTTAGAATGTATAATAATTTCTTGGCACCAAACCAGTGTTCGGTTTTTACCATATCATCCACTCTTCTTCGACTGAAATACCAATCGCCTTGCTTGACACTACCGTCATTCATCAAGTACACGCCACTATATTGAGTCATGAGAGGATCGGATTTCAATTCTTTCTTGACAGGACAAGGTTTGGCTAATTCGCCCCAAGACCCTAACCTATCTGTCGCCCCACAATGAATGCAGATTTCATCGTAAAACGAAGAATCAGAATATCGAGTGACATGTGAAGGATGAAAAGACATTCATATATCCAAAGATGGCGACTGCGGTAGGAATCGAACCCACAACCTACGGAGTAGAAATCCGTTGCTCTAATCCAGTTGAGCTACGCAGCCTTGATTTATACCTTTGTTGGAAGTGCCTGATACACAGCACGAATGGCGTCATTCAATGTAGTGCCTAGCGGAATCCACTCACGACCACGGACTGCCGGTTCGTCATGCAATGCCGTTCTGAGACTGCACATTGCTGCATGAGCAATACTCAAAGCCTCTTCCATCTTTTTGTTGATGTCATTGCTCTTGGATACATATTCGCTCTCCAAGTAGTCAACCTGAATAATGGAAATAATAGGCGTCTGCCACACCTTGGGATTTGTTCGCATACCGATAGTGATCAATTCGGCTTGCTTATAAGCATCGCTCATGCCATCCGCAGTCACGATGAAATTGTTCCTTCGTTGACCGGCATTTTTTTGATCGACGGCTTCACCAAGATTAGTTGAAAACGGCCATGCTTCGATTGTCACTCGATACTTGTACATTACTTCATTTCCTGATTGAGGATTGAAGCGCCCCAAATAACCAAGGCGGCAATCACAAAGAAAGAAAGGGCTCCGACGACGAGACCAAGGGAAACATTTCCAGCCGGAATTGTGGGAGCATTCGGATCAAGTAAGTACATTTTTATTCCTCGGTTGAAAGATTGGTAGGTTTTGCTGTTCGTTCAACAAAGAATTGATGAACAGCGAAAGCGAGACAAGGAACAAGTATGATTGCTCCCAAGACGATTGCGTATGTCATTCCAAAGGCTCCAGCATTGAGGCGGGAAAGACATGGACAAACTCGCCATATCCACCCTCGACTCTCATTGCGACGTTGTACAGAATGTAAGGACCGCCTATAGCACCTAAATCTTCTGTCATGCCAACAATCCGTCCCGGTCCACCATAACGGCCACCGATTTTCTGCACCTTGTCACCAACTTTATATTTCGTTGTCATTCTTTCCTCGTTAGGTCTGGATTATCCCAAAACACAGAATCAGCGCCGCCATGACCATTCGGACAGGTTACACCGCTCGGCGTGTCATACTGTTCTTCACCACATACACTGCATCGTGTTCCAGTGTAATCCAATTCTTCCTCTGGATTTTCCAGCAAGCCATGAAACTCGACGTCACTTGGTCGCAAAGCACACCAAACCTTCGGACCTTTGGGAGAACGGACACAACCCCATGTTATGTCGCAATCCGTGCAATGAAAGACCGCTCCGATTGCCTGATCTTCTGCCGTACAAGGATGTTGAGCACCGCATGAACAAGCCCAAATGTGATTAATCATCTTTGTTCTCTTCACAGCGGAGTAAACCAAAATACCAAGTTACCTTGTTCTTGCTACTGAATCCATACCATTTTTTGATTGTAAGATTCTGGACGAGTGTTTTCTTGGAGATGGTAGGTGTTGGCGTGATATTGGGATATTTTAACCCAAGCCAATCCTGTTTTGTTATCATGATCATTCGTGGATCATAAGTGCGAAGTTGCATTTCGAATTTTGGTCGGCCCCAATGCAGTTTGGGAAACCAAAGAAACAACAAAGCAACGGCAAGACCAATTGCCAGAGCACACAATACAATAAAGCAAAGCATGATGACGATAAATCCGACAGCGTATATCGTGGTTTCATACATCATTTGGCAACACCGGCATTCTTTTCAATCGCCGTTCCTTGCGTTCTTCTGGTGTTAGATTATCGTAACCATCATAACCATTATAACCATCTTTTACAACACTTTCCACTAGTGATATGGGAATGATGTCTCTCGACGGCCACGGTGAAAACATACAACCTTCTGGCGGTTGAGGCATTGGTTTCAGCTTGCGCGGCTTCCGCAACAAATATCGTCGGTAGATGTGATCTTTCATAAAAAAACTCCCGCTTAGGAGTTTGTAGCTCACTAAGCGGGAGTTTGCAATTGATTGCTTTTACTGAGACTGGATTTTATTCTTTAGCCAATCAACGGCTGTTTTGACAAATTCCGGTTGTGGAAACTGCCAACCAATCACAGCGCCAATAGCAAATCCTAGAACGAAAGACATTACTTCCCCTTTTTGAGTGAACGAATTGCTGCACAGAAAGCATTCGTATTTGTGTTGTCTGGATAAGAAACAGAAAGCATCTGTGCTACTTCCTCGATGATTTCATCACGATGCTCGTCAAGAATTGCTTGAAGTTCCTCTATTGCTGATTCAGGAATATCAATGCATTCTCCAGTTGCCCGACACTTACCATTTTCACAGGTTGTCGGATTACATTTTCTCTCTATTTTCAAATCCTATCCCCATATAGTAATTAGCATTAAGACAACGCTAATCAGACATCCCCATGCAACATAAACATACTTGTCGCTTGGTGCTGGAATGATTGGATTTGGTTCGTGAATCACTCTCGGAACACGATGCGTATCGAGATAATTGATTTCAGCCAACGATGTTTTCTTGTCGGTGGTCCAATCAGTAGCAGCTAAATCTTCGGCGGAAGGCATGTAGATTCCGCTGGAGGTTCCAAACCCAACAAGTTCTTCGCTGTAATCAGCGCCGATAACGCCGGAATACCAACCGACGTAGTAACCAGAACGACTATAATCGGTGTAGACATGCCAGACAAGCAAATTGCCATCTTCGATTTCAATCGGCCAGTGTGGTCTGCGAACCTTCTCACCGATTTCGATAGCCATTTGCGCCCAATGCCAGTCCATACCATCACGTCCTGAAATAATCTCTGGTCATTCCCACCGCAAGAAATAAAAGGATTGACATGACGATTGCATCAAACCAACCAAATCCTTGCGTGTATACAAGATATGTATATGCGAAGACGCAACACCACTCAGTAATCACCAGAAATAAAAGCATTGTTCTTCCTTATCCTGTTAATTTGCAGCACTGTATATGCCGCGCAAGCAACAGCAATAGCAAAACAAATCTGAATGAGTGTGGAATCAGGATTGTAATACAACAAAGTGCTTTCCAGCGCGACACACAGCAGTTGAATAACAAAGAGAAAATATAGAAGAGTTTTCATTTCAGCGATCCTCTGAATCGGCATTGGGGAAACAAACTTTGAAACCGGCAAACGGGCCAGCGTCTAGCTTATCGTCCATTTCTTCATAGGTCGCGGTATCGACCTGTAACAAGTTTTCATTGATCGGAGTGCAAATGAAATTCGTATCATTTACAATCACGACATGAAACATCAGATTGCTGATGTTCCTTATGCCAGAATCAGCAATCTCACCGCGAACTTGTTCTTCGACTGCCGACAACCCACCGCACTTGACAGCGAATGCCTTAGCGAGGTCTGTCCACTTGATTTCGTATTTCTTCATGGATCACTTCCTCTAAGGCAATGCTGATTTTAGTCAGTACAGCATTGCCGCTGCCTGTCTCATATCCAAGACGCTCATGCAAATACCTGATTTGCAACTCAGCGTCTTGGAGTGCTTCGCGAACAAGACGACTCATTCAATCAAACCATGTAGATCGAATAATGGCACCTCCGATCAGGATAAGAAAGAAAGCACCAATTGCATGATCTGGAGTCCAGAAATCTGGATTGAAGATACTCATGCCGTCTCTGCTAGATACTTGTCGATCAACTTGGCGACACGTTGCGGTTTGACCTTTTCCATCTGAATATCCAGAATACCAAATCTGGCATTTTCACCCGCCCTGTAGAAAATTTTGCGCGCCGCCCACAAAGGCATACCAAAATAATCTGCCATTGTGTGGAGGTAGTTGTTTAGGTAAACCCCTCCATTGTTGTTACCATTGACCATCTGTCTTACAGACGGAACGCTTTTTACGACCAAACCCATCGCACAGTATTCAGCGTCGGTGTAATCCCAAACGAAGCCTTCCGGCCACTGTGAAGGATCACGAAGAAGATTGGACAAATCTTTCAGGGTGAATTGCTTCTCTTCAAGCGGAACAGCATTGACAAATGCTTCGGGACTAATGTGTTTCATCTTTGTATCTTTCCCATGGTGGCGGTGCTTGTTTCCAGACTTTTCGGATTTCGTTCTGGACTTGCTCTAGTGTTACTTCCCGATCTTCACCGGGAAAAATGTGGACTTCGTGTCCATCCACATTAACAGGTGGCATATCCCAACCATCAATCCGTCCTTGCTGGATCATTTCGTGGATTCTATCCCAAGCACCATCACCTTGTATAGAATCCACGTATTCTCTCATCTTCATGTTGGTTCTCGTTTCTTCGCCTTGTAGGGCAGGACAACATCATCCTTGCCAAGCGGACCGGTAAACCGCCATGAGTTGTCGTTGACAACGATGCGATCATAACCGTTGCCCTTCATATTTGACAACAAAATCGCTTCCTTCGGATCAGCACGGGCTTCGATTTCTTCCAATGTTTCGATTTTACCACCCAGCCAATAGAAATTGCTGGTCTTGGTTTCCTTGGAATCCAGACTCATACCGTCATTCTCCCGAGTGCTGAAACGAAAACCGTATGGAGTTGCGCCGTATCGCTCGGTGATTTGATCCGCCATATACATAGCGGTTACGACATCCCATGTAGCAATTTCTTTCGTGGTCTGCTCGCTGACAAAAGTGCCGGGACTGTAGAATGTCACGAAATGCTTGATAATCATCAGTTCACTTCCATTGTCTTTGAAACTTCATCGGCAACCGCAGCCGATAACCCCAATACTTTTCGCCTGACTTCGTCATCAGGAGACAGCTTTGCGACATTGCCAATCAATATTCCGAGTGCAATCAGCAAAGCAAGATTGTTCGATGGTGGCATGATCTTGATGAGTGCTTCTGCAATCTCCATGCCTTTATCGTAATGCTTTTCGATTTCTTCCTTGGTAAAACTCATTGCACGGTCCTATTCTTTTCCATCTCACGAAATTGCTTGAGAAAGTTTCGAGCGAAAGCAAGCACGTAATCAAAACCGGCTTCTTCGACTCTTTCGTTCTTTGACTTGGATATAGCTTTTGCTAACAGCATTGCTATCACCAGCAGAACGACGCCATTTTGTTTCTTACGGAAGATATTGAGATGAATATCATCAGCAATGGCTTGTGCCTGTTTGAAATCGTTGGGCAACCCATCTTTGAAATATTCGTCCATTGTTTTCATTGCTTCACTCCAGCGGAAGATAATCTTCGATCATGGGAACGGTCTGCGGAATCAATTTGATATCTTCGTCGCACAGATGGCATTTGAACCATCCCCGTTCATTCTCTCTCAGATAAAGAGCGCGTAGTTTCTTCGGACTCAATGCCTGATAAGATTTTCCTCTTGGGTCAGTGATATCCCCAAGGTTTGTCAAATCAAATTCGGAAACACGAATGACGCTGTACATGGTCCGCTTGTCGTCATCTTCAGGGATCGCCATAGCCAAATAATTCTGGCCTGTCGCTTCATCCTTCAGAGTGCAAAGCATGGGCTCATCATAGTAGAGCAGCGTATCAACGAATTTGATCATGGGAATTCTCTATAGAAAAGCCCGCCGTTGGCACTTGAGGGATACAACGGCGGGCTATCGACTCACAACGGAGGACCAAAAGGTGAGTCGAATTCTACTTTGCTACACCATTTCCTTGAGATTTGCCACCGGTTGTTTTGGAGATTGCGGCAGCAGTGAGGGTATCCACAATCCTGCCACCGGTTGGCGTCTGCATGAAGGCTTCTACAGCCGCACCGACCGTTGTTCCACCGGCTGGGGTAAACAGGTCCATGGCCGATTTCAAGCCACTGGTGGCGTTCCCTGTATTGGCAATGACCTTGACGTCGGCCTTTTCCAGTGCCGCCGCTTGCTCGATGCCAACCTTCTCGTCTTTCTCGATGCTGCGGATCGTGAGCAAGTATTGCTGGTATCCGGTATTTTCGCCAATTTCCTTGGCGAGAACGATCTGAGCCTGTACAGGCGCAAGTTGCATGGCTTTCTCGGCTTCAGCCTTGGCGTTACCGGTCAGTTGAATACCTTCCGCAACGCGCTTGGTCGATTCAAGATCGCCTTCCGCAACGAGAATGGTCTGTTGCTTCTTGCCTTCGGCTTCCACGATGGAAACCTGTTTCTTTTCCTCGGCCTTCACCACCTCGACCGACTTGGTGATTTCGGCAGAACGAACCTGATTGACTTCTTGCACTGCCATGTTC